GGGCCGAACAGCCGACAACACGCCACGCGGCGGTTCTTGGCCTCTTCACCTTCTATGAGCAAACAGGAGGAATATCTACGGGAATTGTTTAGATTAAGCTGTCTAAACTTCCGCTACGATTGCTGCATTGACTTAACACCTCATCATATAGTCAGTGCTCTCGGCTGTCCCCCTTACCTTTCCTCGGCTGACTTGGAAAAGCTTTATCCCGTTGTCAGCATTATGGGCGGGGACCCGTTGAAGAAGTATCCGCACGACGAGGTTCGTAACCGCGTCTATGTCAGCCAAGAGTTCGCCGAGTTCTGCGGCTGTCCGAACCATCCGGTGCTTCATAACGTGGTTCACCCCGCTCCCGAAGCTATCCCCTTGGGCAAAGGCGAGGGAGGCTATGCCCTATATGTGGGCGTGATTCGCCCGGAGAAGGGCGTGTTGGAGGCCGAGCGGGCTTGTGCTTCCGTAGGGATACCGTTGAAGGTGGCGGGGCCGATTAAAGACTTCGACTACTGGGACCGCTTCCGCGACCGCGTGGAATATCTAGGGATATTGCCGAACGACGATGAAGTCCGCAGTGAAGTGTTCGGCAAGGCGGACGTGTTCGTATATGCCCCGTTGTGGTGCGATGCCGGCCCGTTGGCCCCGATGGAAGCCATGCTTTACGGGACGCCCGTGGCCGGCTTCGCTGTGGGCGGATTGGCCAGCGATGTGGAGGACGGCGTGGGCGGTTGGCTGGTGAGGGAAGGAATCTTCGCTGAGGCGAAGCTGATGGAAGGCCCCCCTGAAGCTAATGTTCGCACCAAAGAGGCCACGCGGCTTGAAACGTCGGCGGAAACGATAGCAAGGTTGGCCGATGCAATAGAAAACGCTTTGCTGGTGGAGAGGAAAGGCGTGAGGGAAAGCATCTTGCCGAAGGTTGACCCGGAGCACTACGCCGCTCAACTGATGCGGTTGGTGGCCCGGGCTGCTAAAGGGGAGGAGTGGTAATACATGGCAAAGACGATTTGGTTTACCGGTCTGCCCTGTTCAGGCAAAACGACCATTGCCAAGGCCCTCCAAAAACTAGTCGGAGGATGTCTATTGGACGGGGATGAAGTAAGGCAAAGCCCTTTGAGCTTTGACGCCGACTTCTCGCCGGAAGGCCGACGAAAGCACCTGCGGCGGGTGGCTTATGTGGCCAAGTTATTGAATGACCACGGGACCAACGTATTTGCAGCTTTCGTTTCACCTTCGGAATCCGTTCGCCAAGAGGTCCGCGATATTATTGGGGCTTCGCGGTTCCGGCTTGTGTATGTGAACACACCGGCCGAGGTTTGCGAACGGCGCGATACGCGGGGGTTGTGGGCCAAGGCCCGGCGGGGCGAAATCAAAAACTTTACCGGCGTTGATGCTCCCTACGAAGCCCCGGTCAGAGATATGAGAGAGGTGGACACGGAACGCTATTCAGCGGAGGAAATAGCCGACAGATTGTATCACGTTTATTTCTATCCTTATCATCAGCCCGCCTCTTTGTTCATAGGCCGATTCCAGCCCTTCCATGAAGGGCATGAGAGACTTATCCGGTCTGTGTTGGACGAGGGGCGCGACGTGGTGGTGGCCATTCGTGATACAAGATTGGACGAAGATAACCCCTATACCGCGCAGGAACGCGTGGAAATGGTCAAGGAGCGATTCGCCGCTGAGATATATCAGGAAAGGCTTCGCGTCATCGTCATCCCCGACATTGACGAAGTTTGTCATGGCAGGCGCGTGGGTTGGCGGGTGAGGGAGATTCGTCTGGACCCGGAGACAGAGGCCATTAGTGCCACGAAAATAAGGGAGAGACAGAAATGACTAGATATGCCTATTACGTTTATCTGCCCGACCCGCGCCAGCGATACGCCTTTGATGATGTAGGGACCAAGGCTCTCCGAAGTCTGTCTTTACACTGCCCCGGTACGGAAGTAATTCTTCTTTGCTGGGAACCCCCTCCTTCAGCTTTGTTGGCTGCCTCAAAAGCCAGCAGAGCCACAACGATAATTTGGGGGTGGGACCGTAAACTGTTGATGGCGGAAAAGATGACACAACTGGCAGAGTTCCCTTGGAAAAAAGGCGATGAAGTTTTCGTAATAGACTTGGACGTGTTAGTACAAGATAACTTGTTCGCGGCTTTCCATCAGTATCCGGATGCAGACGTGTTCGTAACGACGCGGTTTTACGAATACGAGCATCCCATCAATGCAGGAGTGTGGGGGTTTCGCATCAACGCGCGGTCATTGACTTTTTTACATCACTACGCCGACCAGGCGTTTGACCCAACTTGGCCCCCTTTTCGGTCTTATCAAGAAAAGTTCGGACATCTGGAAGACCGGGGCTGGTGGTGCGACCAAGACTATTTGTGTGCCCTCTGGCGGGAGGTCAAAGCGAATCGGCCTACGCCTGGTGGCGTTCGCGTAGTGGATTTAGGACCGAAGTATAACTGGTGCCCCAGTGAGCGCGACTTGAAACAGGATGCGGAGAACATCTTGGGCAAGGTAGGGGATAAGGAATATAAAGCCCTGCATTTCAAAGGGAAGCTCAAATGGATAATGCCGGACCCGAAGTAGTCAAAGCTGTGATTCTAGCCCAGTTCGGTTCTCATGCCGATGTTCTGGAGCCAGCCCTGTCGGATGCGAGAACGGCCTTTCCTAGAGCCAAAATTGTGTTATTCTCGGACCGTAAGACCCCCGCCCCTCCCGGCGTTGATGAATACCGATATGTTCCTCCCGTAAAGGAGCTAGGAGGAAGGGACCACCCCCGTTATGGCTATCGAATGAATGACTATTACAAAATAGAAGGGCTGTTGACCACAGACGACGGCTCCCGCCCTGGTGTGGCGGTGGCTTTGGACGTGGATATGGAAATAGTCTATGTCTCGGCTTTCCGTACGATAGGCTTTCTAGCCCGTCGTTTCGGTTTGGTTTTGCCTTCCAACCCCCGAGGCACCGCCGCCCGAGACACTTTGATAGGGGCCGATTCAGACAAGAAGGTGGACAGCCCATACTATTACGGGCCGGCGGTCAACATGACACCCATCGCGTTTGATTGGGGCAACGAGCAGGCGGAGCGGTTATTGAACGCCTACTTGGACGAAATGCTCAGCCGACCGGTGCGCGGGCCGTTGGCTATGTGGCGGGCTATTTGCAAGACCGGCTTTATGCCTTGCCTGTTGCCCCCGCAATGGTGTGTATGTGCGGAGAACGTCGGCATAGGCGGAGAGATTTGTTTGCATGTGGGGCATTGGAAAGTGAGAAGCTTTTATGGACGACCTCGTAGCTCGAAGACGGGAGTGGGAGACAGAGCACCAACCGTTTGAAAGGCGTCACTGGTTGGAGAGGAAGCCGGACGCGCTGTATGAGAACGCATTTGTAGGGCAGACTCAGCGGATAGCTGAGATGCATGGCGTGGACTGGACTAGCCGTACCGGCCAGACCATAATAGACATAGGCTGCGGGCCGTACCCGCTGGCCCTGGCTTTCGAGGGGGCCAAGGTCATCTGTATCGACCCGTTGCTGGAGGACTACATGACGCTCAAAGACCACCGCTTGAAAGACCCGCGCGTCATCGGTCTCTACCCCCAGCCGGCGGAGGAGTACATCTCTGACCTAGAGGGCGTGGCCGACCTAGCCTTCAGTAACAACGCTCTGGACCACACCTACGACTGGCACACCATAGTCGCCAACGCCGTTCGCTACCTGAAACCCGGCGGGGAGATTTTCTTCCGCACCAGGGCTGGCCGCAAGCCGACCATCGGCCACCCGGGCATACCCTCACTACAAGCTCTGGTGGACTGCTGTACTACTTGTCTTGGTAACGCTCCAGAAACTGATAGGGACGACAAGTGGGACTTCTGGGTAGTAAAAGGGAGAAAGCGATGAAGGTCGTGGTCGCCGCCTCAATCGGCAAGTGCGCTTCCACCGCAGGCTTCAATTTGCTGCGACAGATGTTGATGCGAGTGGGTTCAGTCCTGTCCGGTCCTTGGAGATATTCGGACGTGCCCTCGCCCCGAACATTCCGCTCCTGGCTGGCGGGGAACAAGCGGGTTTTTCGGTTTGACCCTCGTTGTGATTTTAACTTGGTCAAGGTTCACCAATACGATACGGAGCTGGCCGAAGTCGCCTCTTTCGTCCTTCTTCAAACGCGGACCTTGTATGATGTCATGGCCTCCGAGAAGCGGGAGAACGGCCCGGAGTATTGGCAAGACCTTGACGAGTTCCGCGAGCATGTGGAATGGAAGATAGATATTTATAAACAGTGGAGACCTCAAGCCAATGTCGTAATCCCCTATTGGTTGTGGCGGAGAGGGCCGACTTTTTGTGCCAAAGGTTTGGCCTGGGCTTTGGCCAGAACCCTGGATTTGTCTTTTGAGGCTCTAGATTGGAGAAATGCACTGCGTTTCGTGGAGGACCTCCACGCTGGCCGGGTCAATGAAAAGGGCTCATTGTGGTCACCAAGGATGAACCGCGTTGGAGGAGCAGAGGGCACCGGACAGAAAGAGCTTACCGATGCGGAGAAACGGGTGATAGAGACTGTGGCTAACGAATACGAAGGGATGGCCCGTGAAGATATTGATGGTTTTGGCACATCCGGACGATGAGGTCATTTTCGGTTGGCCTATCCTTCAACGAGTACGAGAGGGCTGGCCCCACGAAGTCAGTCTGCTCATTTGTAGCAGCGACCGCCGTAACCCGGACCGTCGATGGTGCGCTCGGAGAACGGAAGGGCTGTTGGCTTTGGGCGAATGGCTAGGTATCGACGTTTCCTTCTTGGACTATAACAGCGAGTTCTACCGGCTAGAAAGTCGGAAGGGCAGTCTGGCTAAGTTCCGGGACGACGTGATAATGAACATCTGGGCCGCGAGGCGGGAGAAGCCCGACGTATGTTTCACCCACAATCCCTTCGGCGAGTACGGCCACATGGACCACATCTTCGTCCACAACATCGTAGCGGCCTACTTTCACCTGCCCGTGTGGTACACTGATATCGTCCAGACCTCCAACTGGAGCCGAAGCATCCCCCAATGCAAAGCCGCGCGCGACCGGTGGTTCGGACGTGAAGTATTTGAATCGGAGCTGAACGAAGAATGGGCCGTCAAGGCTCAAGAGTTCTATCTAAAGATAGGTTGCTGGACGTGGGACCAGCCTATTGTACGAAAGGCGTCTGTTTGTGAGGCGTGATGCTTTCCCTCAGTCAAACCAGCCGAAACAGCTAAAACGCCCACGGGGCCGATGTCGGGCCTGCCGCCGAAACGTAGCCATTACCCTTCGCGGTCTTGCTTGGCGTCACGGGTATAATAAATCAGGCAGGCCGCCGTGCCCCGGTTCCGGCACGCCCGCCTTGTCTATCAAGCCCAAGTGGAGGCCCTTATGGACAGGCGACGACTCCGAACCATCTTGACTGACTTGGGGATTGAGCACCGGGACTCCCGGCGGGCCATAAACATCTGTTGTCCTTTCTGTCGCGGACAAACCCGGGGATTGCCCGACGACCGCTTCCGTTTGGGCATTTTTCCGGGGACGCTCCGCTATTATTGCTTTCGTTGTCATCGTGTAGGGGGCTTGTTTGAGGTCTTAAAAGCCGCAGCTGGCATAACCGAAGCGGAGTTCCGGCGACTGGTCGGGGGCCGCGTAGGAGAAGAAGGCGGAAGCCTGGCAGCCCGCATCCGCGCCAAGCTGTTCGGCGAAAATGGCGAAGAGGCGAAAGACCAGGAACCCCCGCCTGTTTTCATGCCGGAAGGTTTGTCTATTTCTGAAGCCGCGAAACGATACCCGGAGGTCCGCCGTTTCCTGCGGATTCGCCAGCTGTCAATAGACACATGCGAAGCTTACGGGGCCATCTATACGGGACGTTTCGGCCCCAATGCGTATAGACTGGCCTGGCCGGTCCGCCGGGATGACGGCACTCTGGCCGCTTGGCAGGGCCGTGATGTAACAGGCAAACTGAAGGCCAAGTATCACACCGAAGGGCAAGTTAGCTCTGTTTTGTATTGGGCTAGGGAGTACGACCCCGCCGAGCCGTTATACGTCGTGGAAGGCGTGTTCGATTGTTGGCGGATGGAGCGGAACGCCGTTGCGAGCTTTACCAATCGCCTTAGCGTGGCCCAAACAAAGCAGCTGTTGTCTCTCCAGCCCGCCCCTACGGCGGTTATAATAGCATGGGATTGGGATAGCTGGAATAAAGCTAAAGGAGCGGCCAGACAGTTAGCCCCATTGGTCCAGGCAGGCGTCCGAACCGGCGCAGTCCGCTTGCCGGAAGGCGAAGACCCGGACAGTTTGGGGGCGGAGGCCGTGCGGAATCTGGAGGTGTGGTGGGCGTGATTCGCCAGCCCAAAGTAGGACAAAAGGTTCGCCTACACTACGCCAAACGTTATGCTTGGCTTATGCCTTATCATGGCCACGAAGGCGAAGTTGTGGCCGTGGCCAGAGGCCCGGGGCCTATCAACGCTGCCGTGAAGGTTCAGGGAAGATGCATAATTGTTCCGCGCGGCAATTTGATATTGTTGGATAAAAAACGCGGAAGGAGACAAAGGCTGTTTTGAAAGACCTCCGCCAAATCAATCAACACCTTCAGGACAGCTTTCTTCGGCTGGCCATTACGGATACTGATTTTCTGGCCCTCGTAGCGGGCCGTGTGGACCCCGCCTTGTTCGGTTCGGAAGTGTCGGAAGAAGTCTGTCGTATCTGCTATGACTTCTTCGCCCAGTTTAGTGAGGCTCCCAAAGACCATTTTCATGATGAGCTAGTCCGCCGATTGGCCCGCGTGCCGGAAGAAAAGCGGGAATTGTACGTCCGCTATGCTTCCAAACTGGCGGATATGCGGCAACCTAATCGGAGCTACGTTCTAAAACGAATCAACGATTGGGTAGGCTATCGTGAAAGGGAGTACGCCCTGGAGCGGGCGGCGGAGGCTTTAGAACGCGGGGACGTGGCAGAGCATGACCTGATAGTCCGCCGGGCCTTGGAAGCAGGATTGCCGGAAGAGGATATCGGATTGGACTATTTCAAAGACCATTCCGGTATCTGGTTTCGGGAACGGGAAAAGCCCATGATGCCCACGGGCATCGAGGCCCTGGACAAGCTCATTCAAGGCTATTGGAGAGGCCAACTGATAGTGTGTTTGGCTGGATACAAGGCCGGCAAGACCTGGTGGATGATTCACACTTGCCTGACGGCCCTGAAGCAAGGGCTGAATGTAGTTCATCTCAGCCATGAGGTGGACCAGGAGGAAATGGAGACAAGAATTGACATGGCCTTGACCGCCAGGACCACGGACGAAGACCTGGCGGGGCAGGAATACAGCTTTGAAGTCTTGGATGAGAAAACGGGGAACACCGAGCTAAAGAAACGAAAGTATCGTTGGCTAAGGGAAGACCCCAACCGCATCAGTCGGGCCAGGGATGCTTTGTCCAAGCGGGGAGGCCGTTTGTTCGTGAAGAAATATCCGATGGGGCAGTGCTCCCCTGCGGACGTGGAAGCTTACCTGAGCTATTTGGAAGCAACGCAAGGCTTCGTCCCCGACCTTATTTCCATAGACTATATCGACATCATGAACCTGTCCAAACTGGACAAACGGGAGTTGCGGCACCAGCTCAATCGAGGTTATATTTGGGCGAAGGGATTGGCCGACCAGAAGCAGGCCGTGGTGATAACGGTTAGCCAAGTTCGCAGGGAAGCCGTGCAGAAGCGATGGGTTTCCATGAAGGACGTGGCGGAGGACGCCCGCAAGGCCGGCAATTGCGATGTGATGCTCGCCATTGGCAAAGGGCCGGACGAGATTCGCCGTGGCCTGGCTGGCGTCATGGTCCTGGCCAATCGGAGCGGTCGGCAGGACTGCGGATGTATGGTAAGTCAAAACTACAACGTGGGGCGGTTCTGCCTGGCCAGCTGGATTGGCCAACGCGAATGTGAGCGCGACCAGCAGAAGGCCGCCGACGCTGCGGAAGAAGCTGCAAGGAGAACAAGCAAGAAGAGGAAGGACGATGGGGCTGCCCGATGAACAACTGGCCCGCGACTTGATGGGCTTGTTGGCGGACGAAGGGTTCCGCGTCCTTCCTATGTCTCATCAGGCCGTGGGCGTGGTTTGGGCGGCTTCGTTGGAGCGCCCCAGGGCTGCCTTGTGGTTCGATATAGGCACGGGCAAGACACTCACGGCCCTCTTTGCCAACCAGTTCTGGGGCTTCCATCGGCTACTGATAGTCTGCCCGAACTGCGTGGTGGAAACGTGGGCCGAAGAAACCCACGACAAGACGCCGTGGAGGGCCATTACACTAACCGGTTCAGGCGAGGAACGCCGACGCTTGTTGTTCAGTGGCAAGTCCGGCCTGTACGTCGTGAACTACGAAGGGCTGAAGGTGCTTTTCACCAAGCGAAGAAAGAACAAGTGGACCATCGGCCCAAAGGAACTGAAGGCGAAGGTAGCGGAGGCCCGTTTGGACTCGGTGGTCTTTGATGAAAGCCAATGTCTTTCCAGCCCGCGAACACTTCAGACAAGGATAGCCGCCGAGCTGGCCCGTCAGGCCGATAAAGTCCTCTTGCTGACAGGAACCCCGACCAGCCGGGGGGAGGATGACTTGTGGAGTCAATTCCGCGTGATGGACGCCACATGGACGGCCAAGCATCTGGGCCGAACGCTGGACGGGTTCCGCAACCGCTGGATGGAGCCTGCCCAATGGACTTGGATAACCACGAAGCGGGGGCAGCGGCGGAAGATACCCACGCGCTGGCAAGTCAAGCCGGACTTGCGGGACCAACTTTACGACATACTCGGCCAAAGGGCCTTGCGATACAGCCGCGAAGAATGCTTCGACCTGCCGGACCGTTCCTACACCACGCGGTACTGTTATCTGACGGCTGAACAAGACGAAGCCATTGAAGAGTTGATAAACCGCTACGATGAAGATGAAGCCATGCTCCTCGCCACCAAGCTGGCCCAGGTGCCGGGAGGCACGTTGATAGAGGGCCTTGAGCATCGGACCTTCGACCCCAACCCCAAGCTTGATTTGCTTATGGAAGTGTTGCGAGAGATAGGCGACCGAAAGGCCGTTGTGTATCACAGCTACGTTGAAGAGGGGCGGCTTATTGAAATACGCCTTCGCGAAGAGGGCATAGGCTTCGCTTCTTTGCGGGGTGAGATTTCGCCAACGGAACGTGAGGCCGGACTACGCCGCCTGCGGGAAGACCCGCAATGTCGCGTGTTGGTGGCCCATCCGAAGAGCGGCGGGGTGGGCATCAACCTGCAATATATAAACGTGTCTATATTTTATTCCAACGGCAC